CTTTTTGTCTGCTGCGCCAGCGTGTCGGCGTGGAAGAAGTCGCCCAAATTCAGAATCAGTGCGCGGTCAGATGGCGGCGCCACGTCCACCAGTCGGGATGCGGCGGACAGCAAGTCTTCGCGCGCGATGTTGGCGTCGAAATCGGCGCCGGTTTCGGCCGCCCAGGCGTACATGCCTATGTGCGGATCGCCGAGCGGGTAGACCGACAGCAGGCCCTCGAGGCTGCGAGCTGGCGCACGAACAGGCTTTGCCGTTCCCCGGTACTCGGCAGCCACTTCCTCAATGGCCTCGCGCATCGCCTGCAGCGCGTCGTCATCCTTGAGCCGGGATTTGACCCACTGCTGGGACACTTGGCCGTCTGCGTTGTACAGGGTCGAAACCCCGCGCACCTCGTACCCAACCGGAACAGCGTGCGTCATGTCGTGCTCGGCAGACATCCCGCGCTTGGCGGCCAGTCCCACGAGTCTTTGCAGCAGCAGCTGAACAGTGCGCCGGTTGATATTTAGCGCGCGCGAGGCCTTGTTGACGCCCAGCTGCTGGATCGTGTCCAGTTGCTGGCGCTGTCGGTCGGTCGTGGCTGCGGCGCGTAAAGCGTCGAAGTCGTATTTCAAAGCCATCAGGCTGGCCAGAGGCCTGAGCGCATCATCACGCAGAGACGCTGCGAGCGCGTGCCGACCTGCTTGAACCACTGCGAGTCGCGCATTTCGTTGGCTGCGGCGTCGAAGTCTTTACGGCCCAGCGCCATGCGCAGGCGCGCGAACTTGGCGAAGCCGGCCCATCCGAGGTTGAACACCATATCGATCAGGACGGCCTGCCGGACGTCCGACAGGTCCAGCCAGTACGGCTCAGTTCGCAGGCTGCCGATAGCGCGGTCAATGTCGCGCTTCAGAAGCCACTCGGCTTCGTCGCGGCTGATCCCGACGTCGTCCAGGTTGCGGCCGAATCCGATGGTCTGCCGGCCTGCGGTGCAGCGGTACACCGTGCGGCTGTACCCCTCGTGGAGCTTGATGAGATCAACCACGTCCATGCGTTGCGACCAAAAAAAAGCCCGGCGGGGAAGCCGGGCAATTGGAGGACGAGAGGGACACACAAATTCAGGACGCAGTGCGTCGGACCTATGTCAACACCCCGCGCGTCAGGAAGCAAAGACGACCGCTTAATTTTTTGGCGAAAGTTCAGACCTCAAGCGTGGCTTGCCAGGCAGTGTGTGCCCGAGCGAATGCGTCCAGTGCAGCCCGCCTCGCGCGCTTTCCGACCGGTTGGCCGTCCAGGTAGTGCCGCTTGATCGTTTCGTGATGCACGCGCTTATTGGCCAACAGCACCCACATGATCCACCCCGTGGCTTCAATCCGATGGTCGCGGGTCGTCTGAACGGAAAGCTCGCGGTAACCCGAAACGTGGTCAGCAAATCCCGGTGCGACTGCTGGATACCAAACACGGCGGACTTCCTGCAGCTCGCTGGCAGCCCACTCGGACAGCAACTGATGCGCTTCGTGATGGCTGATGCTCACAGAGCAGGCCACCCCAGAAGGTTCCGCAACATGTTAATGCGCCTTACCACTTCGCGGCGGTCTGACCGGGTCAGCTCGACGCGCGCCGCCTCGGCCTGCAGCAGCTGCAGGGACTGCAGAATGGTCTCGCGTCTGGCAGGCGGCAAATGCGGCCGGATGCCGTCCCCATCTTTCGGTAGGTCAAACGGCCTATCCTTGCGACGCAACACAGTCCCGCGCGTGGTCATCTAGCCTCCAGCGAGAAGTAGGCGTGAACCGTTTGCTGCGCGGCCTCGAGGCTGAAGCACAGCGCTGTCAGCCAGCCTTCCGATGCGAGGTGATCAAGCCACGCCGTCTGCTCGTTCGTGACGCGGCCACCTGGCGCTTTCATTTCGATTGCTAGGCCGCTGAACTCGCCGCGGCGGATGTACCAGCACAGATCTGGGAACCCGCGCCGGGTGCCGGCCGCCTTAAGCCTGGCGCCTGCAACTGGTGAACGCTGGCCGCCGTTCGGCGAGTGGTGCATCCAGTCGGCGTGGTTTGGGTACGTGCGCCGCATCCACGCCATGAGCTGCCGCTGGATGTCGTCTTCGGTGTGCTTCATCTGCGAAGCCGCTTCCAGACGCCGAGGCGGTCTTTTCGCATCCCCGCAGCCACGAGCTCTTCCGGCGCTAGGCACCGACGCGGCGAACCGACGCGGTGCTCGGCGGCCGAGATCAAGGAGGCGAAAGTCTCGTGGCAGTAGGGACAGTGGTTCGGCGGCTGTGGCGTCATCAAAACCCCGCAATCATCGACATCTGGTCGGGACTGAGGCCTGCGCCAAACCGCGCTAGGTACGCGTCCACCACCCGGTCAAACAGCGCGCGGAACTCGGCTTCGTCGGATAATTCATCCCACGCAATTGAACGCGGCCAGTAATGGGTGTCGCCGTGTTTGTCGATCACTAAGTCGAAGTGGCCGGCGGCGATCTCGAGCACCTTCCGCCAGATCTCGCTGTCGTCGTACACGTCCTGCCAGTCGTAGGTCATCGCGCAGAACGCGAAAAAGCGGCGGTGGTTCTTCGCGCTTCGGCCGCGCTTGTGTTCAATCAAGATCTCGTCGCCGAACCGGTACTGCGCCACCACGCGGAGCGCTTCGTCGCTGGCCGGCCTGAGCCCGTCGTGCGTCTTCACGAAGATCGCTTTCACGCTTGATGGCTCTCAGCCGGAACGCGATTACCACGTGCGCCTGCACGAGATCCCGCCACTCGGCAGGCACCTCGAGCAGCGCCGATGCCCGCTCCTCGCGCGTGGCCAGCTGCGCGATCTCTGCGGCGAGTTGACGCGGCCATTTCAGAACGGAATCTCATCGTCGGCTGCGACTGGTGCAGCTGCTGGTCCGCGCGCCACATCGGCCAGCTTCTCGGTCGGCTTCCAGGTGTCCAGCTCGGCGTAGCATTTGCCGCTTTTTGCACGCTTTAGCGACACGTTCACCCAATCTGTCGCCTGCTGCGACAGGAACTCGATCAGCTCACCGCGCTTGATGCTCAGATTGGCCAGCACGTAATCCGGCGCCTGGTCATTGCGCTTCACGATCATCCCGTTCACAAACTGCTTGTCGTTCACTTCTTCGATCCCCCACGTTGTTGAAACTCTTTCAGCTCTGGCGGCGTGATCTGCCACCTGCGCCTGGTGCGTGCGTTGTCGCTTTCCGGCCCGATCTCGCAGCGGTCGCGCCGGAACGCCGGCCGATCAATGACCCCACCGGCAGCCAGAAACCGCTCGACGTCTCCGGCGATGTCGGTGGAATCAATCAGCCGCGGCGGTTTGACGTCCACGTCGGTGATGCGCGCTTTTGCTTTGGTCATGCCCAGCTCCGATCCGTTAAGTCTTCTGCGATTGACCTGGTCCGAGTAGGCGATGCTCTGGCTGTCGGCTTCTCCTGGTCGCGGCGCCACCATCCGGCCACGGCGTGCTGCCAGGACTTCATGGCGACTTTCCCGACCCGCCAGCCGTTGCTGGTGTAGTGGTCAATGAATCGCTCGGCGTCGATGTGGTGGCCGGTTTCTCGGCAGTACCGGCGGACGTCGTCGGCAGACGGCGGGACAAAACGACCTGACTTGCGGGTGTGCGAGACATCGACAGATGTCTCTTCTAATTCTTCTTCTCTCTTCTCCTTCTTCTTCTGTCCGTTACTTGCACCGTTAGGTAACGCGTTACTAACGGTCTCTTCTTCGTATGCCTTTGATTGTGCGCGGCTTTCCTTCCACCGCCGCTGCCGCTCGGCGCTGGTTGGATCGGCACTTGCCTGGCGTTTGTCCCACCGAGTGGGTTTCCAGTCGTCACCGATCAAACGCAGGCGCATCAGCCTAGCTTTGGCCTTTTCGAGGTCGATTCCATGCAGGCCGAGAGCCACTGACACCAGTTCGTCCCGCAGCTCGGCTGGCTCGTCCAGCGTGCCGTCAGCGGTCAACGCCATGACGGCCACGAAGTGCCAGCGGTCTTCAAACGCGAGTGCGCGGATCTTGGGATCGTGGATGATTTCGGCGTGGACCTTGAACCACTTCATCATGTAAACCTTTAAAAAGGGCAGCCGTAGTTCGCTGAATAATTGATAGGCGCGCCGATCTGCGCGTAGTCGTCCTCGTCCCACGACTGATAGACCAGCGCACCAATATCCTGCAGCGCGTCCAGCTTGTAGTAGCGGCCAGCGGTGCCATCACCGTTTGGTTTCTCGGAATAACTGATCGCGTCCAGGTGTGGGCGAAGCGCGTTTATGTCGACGAGGATGTAGTTGTCAATTCGGGCTTCGTCGCGTGAAAGCCAGCCAGTGAAGTAGCAGTTTCCGTAACCCGCGCGCAGCTTATCCAGCTCGCACCGAACCATCTCACCGTTGATGGTTTGGCCGCTGAACGGTGTCTTGCACCGGACAGAAAAATCACGGAACTTAAAATATCCTGCGGTCCTAAGCCGGACAGATACCGGAAGCCACAACCCCACCTTGAGATCAAATGAGAGGCGCGTGTCTTCATCTTCGGTGGAAATCTGAACACCTTTGTGAAGCCTGCTAAAACAGTGGATGTGCCGCTCCACGGCGTTTGTAATGTCGTCCTTGAATTGTTCCTCCTGTTTCCTATCAACCGGCATTTCTGATGCCCTCGCCGTTGGATGATTCCTTGCCCCACACATCAAAGCCGTCGATTGCGCGACGGTTGAATATGTCTATCCGACGGCCAGCGGTTACCCTGCGGACCACTTCATAGAACTCCCCCGGCTTTTCACTGTGCGCGCCGCGCGCCGCGTTAAAGCACACCGGGAAGGCTTTGGTGTCTATAAATTTCGGCGATCCTTTGCGGGCGTACAGCGCAAATTCGCAGTTGTATTGCGGGAGGCCTATTGGCTGGAAACCGCCCGGTTTGTGCCATACGAACGTACAGACGTACTTGAAGCCCCAGGCATCCAGCAGGCGCAACGCCATCGGTAGAAATCTGTGCGTCGTCCACAACCACATATGGCAGTCGGCAGCTGCCGGCATCTTTAGCGCAGCAATCTCGTCCTCCTGCATCACCGGATACTCAAAAGCCACCTGATTAGGTGCGACGTCCCGCTCAATTTTCTGCATCGGCCATGGCGGGTCGATCACGATCACGTCGTACTCGCCGGCCAATTCTTTCTGCTCGCGCGCCTCGACGCTTTCTAGCTTTTCGATTACTTCGGCGCGCTTTATCTCGCGCACGGCATCGGCCAGTTTGATTTCACCCTGCTCCACTTTGTCGGCGAGATCGGGGCGGGCGTCGACTACTAACGCAGCGCTAGACATTTTCCGCCGGGGCACGTCGGCCGCTTTTGCCGCCTCCTCTCGTGTGTCGCGCTTTGGTTTCTTTTGTGGCGGCTGCTGCGATATATGACTCGGGATTTCTGACGTGTCGCACAACGTGTGCGACACGTCAGGATTTACGGTGGGATTTCTTTTTACAACAGCAGAACGTGCCTGCTTTGCCTGATCTCTTCTGACCTTTGCGCTTTGCAACAACCGAAGCCGCTCGGCGTTGATCGAGCGCTGGTCATCTGTCAGGTTGCGCCTGGCCAACTGGTTTTTCCGTATCCAAATAAGCGCATCAATGCGGTCGTTGAATTCAACACGCACGACGGCAAACGGAACTCCCAACCGCGCGCAAATTTCGTGGCGGTTGTGTCCATCTACAAGAACATCACCCCAAACCGTCAACGGGTCACGGCACCCACTGGACGCAATGCTTGCCTCCAGCTCTGCGCGCTCATCTGGCCGCAGCGGTGGAATAAGCGACCTAAACTCAGAATCAATAACCACCTGTGTCATCCCACCACCTCCCAAACCCGCTCCATCCGCTTCGCAGCCGACAGCCGGCACAGGCCCGTGGGCCGCGCCAGTTCGCGCCGCTGCATATCGGCCAACCGTTTGTTCACCTGGTGCGATAGCAGCCCCGTCCGCTCGGCGATCTCATCAGCCGTGGCCGGGCCGTCCGCCAGCGCATCCAGAATCCGGGCGATATGGCCGCCACCGAATTCCCGCACGCGCGCAGCTGCTGCGTGACTGGTCCATGGGTCGGATGCGCGGGCGTTGGATTCCCAGTCGATGGCCAACTGGTTCACGCCGCCGACCTCTCACCCGCGGGGAACACGTCGTCCAGATCGCACTCCGCCCCAGCCGCTACCAGGGCGGCCACGATCGCGCGCGCCCGCTCGAGGCCAAGCTCGGCGGCGCTGCGCTGTCCGGTTTCGATGTGACTGATGAGCTGCTGACTGACCGCAGACGCCTGGGCGAGCTGCTTTTGGGATAGGCCGACTGATTCTCGAAATTCTTTTAGGTTCATGGTTCCCCCTGCAATAGGGGCAAATACTACCCACGTATTCCTAGCTGTCAAGACTCTGGTAGTTTGCTTAGGTATACCAAAGTAGTACAATGCCGGCATGGACAAGGAATTCGGAAACCGCCTGCGCCGTAGCCGTAAAGCCGTCGGGTTGACCCAGATGCAGCTGGGGGAGCTTGCGGGCGTCAAGCAGGGCACCATCAGCAAGATTGAACGCGGCGAGCAGGACGAGTCGGCCAAGGTGCCGTTGCTTGCTGACGTCTTGGGCGTGTCTGCTTCTTGGCTGGCAACTGGCGATGGTCCGCAGTCAGTGACCGAGCTGGCGGCTTCCGTCACAGTGACCGTCAGCGCCGACGGCACCATTCAGCAGAACATCCGCTCCGCGCCTGCTTACCGCGGGAAAGTGCCGGTGATCTCGTCCGTGCAGGCCGGGAACCTGACCGAGGTTTTTGACCACTTCCAACCAGGCGATGCCGACGAGTGGATTGACGTTGGCGTGCCCGTCAATCGCCACACGTTCGCCCTTATCGTTGAGGGCGACAGCATGGAACCCCAGTTCACTGCTGGGATGCGTATCGTGGTCGAGCCTGACATCACGGCAAACGCCGGTGACTATGTCATCGCCGGCAATGGCGAGCAGGCAACATTCAAGAAACTCGTACGGGACGGAAACGACCTGTACCTGAAGCCGCTGAACCCCCGCTATCCCATCAAGCCGCTCGGCGACGCCAGGATCATCGGCGTGGTCCGCGAAGCACACATTAAGTTCCGCTAGTACCAGACGACTGCGCGACTGCTCGGTCTTTTGAAAAAAAATACTACGCACGTATTGACACAGGAGAATACGCTGGTAGTATCTACTCCAACGACAACGCGCTGGAGGACACCGACATGAATCTGCACCTGACGATGGAAAACGTAGTGAAGCTGGCAGAACTGATTGCCGCTAAGCACGGCATCAGCATCACAGATGCGATGGGTCTCGCAGAGTTCAATCTGAGCTTTGCAGACTCTTACGCGCAAGCAGCCGCGCGCGTTTGAGGTGCGCGGATTATGAAACTTCACTCCATCAACCCCGCCCGCCTCGGCCGGTCTGAACCGCCGACCGAACCCGACGACGACAACGACGGCCGCGAGTGCGCGGTAGACGTTCGCTATTCGCAAATATGGGATGACGCCGCCGAGCTGGAGGCCGTGATTGACGAAGCCGGGATCCCGTTCGGCATCGCCTCGGTCCACGCGCTGTGCGAGCTGAACCGCCTGCTGCTTCTGCAGCCCTACACCAAAGACGACGAAGTTGCGGCCCTAGTTCGCGGACTCGTTGCGGACATTGACCGCGTCGTCGCGGCCGCGGCCGAGCACTACGTGGACACCTTCAGCGACTGGGAGCCGTGAGATGCACTTCAACGACGAATCGCAGGCCGTTGCCATCGAGGTGCTGACTGCGGTTAGCAGCCGGCTCACGGCAGCAATCAACGCCACGAGAAACCCGCTGCCGGTCGACGACCAGGAACGCATCGAAGCACTGCAGGACCGGCTGATAGGCCTGCGCGAAACCGTGATCAACATCAACGACGCATTGCAGGCGCTGCTGCGCCTCGCACAGGAGGACGCATGAGCACCTTGGAGAAAGAATTCTTCCGCACCCAGCGCGAGGCCGGGATCTCTTTTGCACCGTGGGCTGACAACGCCCAGCTGCAGCGCGCCGCTGGCGTGGCGGTCGGCATTGTGATGGTCGGCATCACGGCTGCCGGTGTCATGGCCTTCTTCGCTGGCGTGTTGCGCCTGCTGGTAGGTGCAGCATGAACATCGAGAAAGCCACGCCAGAGCTTTTCTCGGCGCTTGCCAACGCGCAGGCAGAGATCGAAAACGCGTCCAAGAACGCGGCGAACCCGCACTTCCGCAGCCGCTACGCCGACCTCGCCGAGGTGCTGAACACCGTCCGGCCAGTGCTGGCGAAACACGGCCTGTGCGTGATCCAGTCAACGGCGTTTGACGGCGCCATGGTGTCGGTTGAAACCGTGCTCGGCCACTCGTCCGGCGGCTCGGTGTCCTCGGTGGCGTCCTGCGTCCCGGCCAAGGTCGATGCGCAAGGCGTCGGCGCTGCCACCACATATCTGCGCCGCTATGCACTGGCCGCAATCGCTGGTGTCGCGCAGGAAGACGACGACGGCACAAGCGCAGCGCACAGCAAGCCCGCGCCGGTCGTCCAGTCGGGCGTGGTTGAGGAGGCCATGGCTCGGATCGCTGCGGCGAACGATGCGGCGGCACTGGGTGAAGTCGGCGCAGGGTTGGCGAAGTTGGAAGTCGACGAGCAGTCGAAAAAGAAACTGCGCGCGGCGTTCACCGCCAGGCGCAAGGCGCTGGAGGCAGCATGATTGCAGCAACGAAAGAGCAGCAAGCAGAGTGGAGAAAAAAAGCTGCTGAAACTCGATTAGCAAACGCTTTGAAACATAAGCGCGACATTGAACAAATTGATTCTGATAGAAGAGAAGCACTTATTTATCGTGATGGTTTAAAAGAGCAAATAGCATTCCTTGAATCTACCCTGTCTGGAATGCGCCAGATTGAGGCTATAACAATTGCCGCCGCACGATTGGATCATTCGCGGCTGTTAATGCCGCACGAAATTGTTTCTGCATCTTTAAATTATTACGGCCATACAGGAGTTTATTTCCTAATCTTTAGAGAGGAAATTGTTTACGTCGGACAGTCAGTAAATGTTTTTGCTCGGATATCTTCACATGCTGACAAGCACTTTGATAAATATGCGTTTATACCCTGCTCTAGAGAAGATTTAGACAAGATTGAATCTCTATATATTCATGTGTTGCGACCGCGCCTAAATGGGGTGCAGCTTAATGGCGAAATGTCGGCGCCTCTTACATATTCAAAACTTTTGAATTTATTGGGATAACAAATATGAACAACGATCCATTAGTTCCGTGGCAAGTCTTGCGCCAGCATATTCAAGGCCGCAACGGCAAACCAATATCGACTATGACTCTGCATCGTTGGCGTGATCGCGGCGTACTTAAAGTCCACAGCATAGGCGGACAAAACTATATTCGGCTTGGAGAGGTTATTGCTCAACTTGCTCCGCAGGAACAGAGAAATGATTGAGCAACACCTAATCGACGGAACTGCCAATCCCGAATGGCTAGCCATGCGCGCCGGCAAGTTCACCGGCAGCCGGTTTGCGGACTTGATGGCACGCATCAAATCCGGCCCGAGCACCAGTCGCGCAAATCTGCTGGCCACGCTGGCGGTGGAGCGCATCACCGGGTCGTGCGTCGAGACATTCACGAACGCGGCGATGGCCCGCGGCACCGAGCTGGAGCCGGTCGCGCGGTCGGCCTATGAGGCGCTGCGCGGTGTCCTGGTCGAGGAAGTCGGGTTTGTGGAGTGCGCCGAGCTGGAGTGCGTCGGCGTGTCGCCGGATGGGTTGATCGGTACAGATGGGTTGCTTGAGATCAAATGTCCTGCCGCTATGGCCAAGCACCTCGAGGCGCTGCGGACATGCGCGCACGCGGTTGAGTACAGATGGCAGGTGCAGGGGCAGCTGTGGGTGACACGGCGCGACTGGTGCGATGTCGTTTCGTTTGATCCGCGCTGGCCGGATGGCCTGCAGCTGGCAATCCATCGGGTCTTCCGAGACGAGGCGGCCATCACCGAGCTGCGGTGCGCTTGCATTGAGGCGGACGTCGAGGTGGATTTGATGGTGGCGGATCTTCTGAAGCTGAGGAGCGCGGCATGAACGACAACATGGACATCATCGAGAACCTAGAGCGCGAGCGGCAGCTGCTGATGGAGATCATCGAGCGCCAGGGCGTGGAGATCGCCAAGCTGGATCGGTTGGTGCGTGACGTGAACAACTGCCTGCTGGAGAAGATGCCAGCGGTGGCGCTTCAGACGATCCAGTTGTCTGGAGTCATTTAATGATCTGCCCGCACCTGATCCCATCCGACCAGTGCTTGCATTGCCTCTGCCCGCACCTGATCCCACCCGACCAGTGCTTGCATTGCCTGCGCGACATCGAGTTTCAACTGGCGCAGCAGCGCATCCAGTTTCTGGAGAGTCTGCTGGCCGAGACGCTGGAGCACATCCGGCCCGAGGCTGTTGGCCACGATCAAGTGCTCGGGCTGCGGTTTGACTGTGACTGCTTGAGGTGCCGGGTGGCTGAGACGGCGCTGCGCTACCAGTTGGCGGGTTTGAACGCTACCAATCGGAGGACATATGCGGATTGAGTTTTCTGGCGCGAGCGTCGAGATCGAGGAGCACCAGGCGCAGGACTTTATGCGCTGCGCAGAGGCTGCGTTTGTGGCGGCCGGGTACTCGCGCGTGACGTTTGCGGAGATGGTCGAGGAGTGGGTTGAGGAGTCCCGCATGGAAGGGAAGGAGGAATGAGATGGGATGGGTTTTGGGTCACATCGTGACTGAGCGCATGGGCCTGACAGCGGGCCAATTGCGAGGCATGGCGCAAAGAGGAACGCTTGAGCGTGGCGTCCACTTCGTGGTAATGGAGCACAAGACGTTTTTCAACCTTGAGGCGATGCAGCAATGGCTCG